TTTATGGTAATCAAAATATTATAATTTATATAGTTTATAAAATTATGAATTTATCTTGTAAAGTTATAAAATTAATATGTATATTTCAATATTAGACCATAATAATACTATATACACATTATTTAACTATTAATTTACCTCCCAAATGACTATTTTTTCTCCCAAACTATTATTTTTTCTCCCAAGTATAATATTTGATTTACAAATCACTTTTTTATAAATAAATAATTTTGAATTAATTAATATTATATTAGAAAAATATAATCCTATAAATATATATAAATAAATATTTTTCTAATTTTGTATTTTTTAAAAAGTTAAAAAAAAATGAGTTGCTTGTTGAAGGATTATTTGAGAAAATCAATTTTAGTAGGTGTAAAGATGACTGAAAAATATGACATTTCAAAAATGCGAAAAATATTAGTTGCCGATTATGATGAAACAATATCTGGAGAACATAAATATAAAACACTTTGGTCTGATGAAGTTCAAAAGATGAATAATTATATATTAACATACGGAACTTATGGAGAAAAAGAAATTATTTATGATTTTGGTATTACATCTGATTGTGATTATGGTAGATTATATGCAGATAAATCATTTGGTATGTTTTGGAGTGCTGTTAAAAATACAGTTGCCGATGAGGATTATATTGATATTGATATGGTTAATAGTCAAGCAACTTTAATTTGGAATATTGCAATTAAAGATTTAAAAATGAATCAAGACTTTTTACCACAATTACAATTATACATTACTAAAAGAGATGAGTATTTAAAAAGAGTTATGGATAGATATACATGTAGTTCAAGACTGGCAAAGTTATTATTTACATCATTAATGAATGGTGGAACATTATATGGATGGAAACTTAAAAATGAAATTGATTGTTCTTTTGATATTTCTGAATTAAATCAATTTAGGGCTGAAATTGTTAAAATTGCGAATGAATTCTTTTTAAAAAATCCAAAAGTATATTTAAAAGTTATGGAAGATGCAAAATTTGCTGAAAATGATAATAATATTCATATTAAATTATTATCAAGAGTTGTAAAAAATATTGAGGCTTTATGTTTAGAAAAGTTATATATTAGATGTGGTCGCCCAAAATATGGAAGTTTAGAACATGATGGATTAAGAGTTCAAAGAAGTTTATTTTCTGAGAATCCAGAAGAAGATGGTAAATTATGTTTATTCAATACTATATATGGAACCATGGCCGATATTAGAGAAGATAGTAATTTAGGCTATGATATTGAATATAAAGTAAAGCGACCAACTGAATTTTTAGAAATGGCGGATAAAACTGAACTTGATGGAGGATTTGAATATTTTGATACTCAATATTTTGAGACATTACAATCATATGAAGATAAAAAGCCATATTTTGAGATATTTCATTTTAAAGTATATACTCCATTAGCATATTATCAGTTATGCTGGTCTGAGCATGATTATGGTAAATTAGAATTACACGAAACAACAGACACAAAGTTGACATCGGCACATAGGAATAAAAAATATGTTAAGATGGTAGAAGAAGAAAAAGAAAATACAAAAGGGGTAAAGGTTAAAAAAATGGTAAAAAAGAGTTTTTTATTTATTAAATCTTGGTTAGATGATGCAAAAATTAGGTCATATCATAATGTTGATTTTATGCCGAGTAATAAAATAGCAACAAAATTAAATTATTGGGATGGTGTAAGAATAAAAACATATAATACATTTTTTGGATATTCTATAAAATGCAATACACGAATACCAGAAAAAGGAAATAATTTATTAAGAATATGGTCTGATTTAGTTTTTGAATTATGCGGAGAAAATCAAAAGTTTTATGATTTATATGTTAATTCACTTGCTCATAAAATTCAATTTCCGAATGAAAAACCAAGAGCAGGGGCATTTATATTTAAATCAAAACAAGGAGAGGGCAAAAATATGTCATTAGTGCCATTTGAAGTTCTTTTAGGTGAGTATTATATTTCATCTTGTGATGAAAAAGATTTCTTCGGTGCATATGCTGATGGATATTATAGAAAGATAATAATAAATTTAAATGAGTGTCAACTTGGTAAAGAGAGTAGAGATGCACAAGGAACAATTAAAGCATTTATTACGGAAGAATGGAAGAGCATGAATCAAAAATTTAAATTAGTTGTAAAAGTTAGAAATACTGCATTACCTATATTTTATACAAATGAGCAACAGCCATTTGCAATTGATTTTAGAAGTGGTGAAAGGCGGTTAAATGTTGCAGAAGGTAGTGGCAAATATGCAGATAAAAAGAAATATGGTAAAAAGTTTTGGGCTGATATGAATGCAAGATTTAGAAGTGATGAATTTATAGCAACATTTTATAATTTTCTAAATACAAGGGATTTATCAAATGTTTATTGGTCGCAAGTTAAAACTGAGGCATATATGGATATGAGTATTAAATATCATTCATCTGATATATTATTTATTTGTGATTGGATTGAAAGAAAATTATTAGGGCATAAAACCATGAACGAAATTAAAGGAACACAAGAGCCACTACAAACAAGATATACAGTTGCGAGTGTATTTGATGAGTATAAACAATTTTGTGCAGAATATAATATTAAATCTGAATATGTATTGCCACAGCATAAATTTATGGCTAATTTAGTTGATTTAAAAGTTGGAATTACGAGCAAAAGAAGTTCCGTAAATGTATTTGATATGGATTTAGAAATTGTAAAAGAAAGATTAATAGAAGAGGGGTTTTTAAAGAAAGATGAGAATTATAAACAAAAAGAAGACGATGAAGAAGAAGGCATCTCATTAGATGAGATGTATGACCTATAAATGCCTATAAAGACCTATAAAGCCATTATCATCGATTAAATTATCAATAATTTTCCAGTAAATAATTTATTTATTTAATTTTTTTTTGAATTAATATTCTTCTATAAATATAATACATAATTATTTTTTAAATTTTCTTTGAATTTCAATAACGATAATTAAAAAATGTCCGAAACTATTCGTATCGCAAAGGCAATTGACCAGAGAATTAATATTCATGAAGACCCTGTTCTGGTTCTCAGTGAGTCGGTTCCATCGGTGCAATTCAATAATTTGCAAGTCAGTGGTTCCGCCTCTGTTAATCCCACATTTAATATCTCAGTCCCACCTGGTCAAGGTTTGAGCCGTGAAATTTTTATGGCATTTAATATTACATTTCAAATTACTGGAACTAATCTAACTGAATATAATAATTATAATGCAATTGCATTAAGAGCATTTCCACTAAATTCATGCATTACATCCTGCAATGTAAATTTAGGAACAAATGGTGTAAGTATGAATACTTCATTGTATCAGCCACTATTTACACAATGGAATGTTGATTCTGCTGTTGCAAATTCTGATTTCTCATCATTTCCATCAGCCCCTGATTTGTATTCAAGTTATACTACCGCAGTAGGTGCATCAAATTCACCATTTGATAGCATTTTATCATCTCCAAATTCTCAATATGTCAACTCTTCAAGAACTGGACAAATTACCGCAATTACTGTAAATAGTGCGACATCCATGACTGTATCCGCTCAAATTATTGAGCCTATTATGGTTTCTCCTTTTACTTATACTGGTGTTAAAAATCCTAAGAAAGCCCTATTCAATTTGTCAAATGTTGTTGTTAGTTTATCTTTTAACAATCTGGCTCGTATGCTTTCGTGGGCTCCTGCTGCGGCTGGTCAGGCCGGTGTTTCTACAATTACATCAGTTGTCGGCAATTTTACATCGCAACAATTATACTACGATGTTATTTCACCGTTTGAAGATAGTTTATTAAATGCCGTTCGTCCAACTTCTTACAACTACACGAATACTCAAATTCAATCAAGTGGTTTTACAATTGCTGGAAATGGTTCAACTTCTCCTACAAGTAGTAATGTTTTACAATTTTCATATATTCCATCACATTTTGCAATCTGGGCAATGCCTCCACCATCTGCACTAAATGACCAGACAAAATCCTATCCTGATTTTAATTTCAGTATTTCTGGGGTTTCTGTTAATTTCGCTCAAAGGTCAAATCTTATCGGAACTAATGCTCAACAACTTCAACTATATAACCTATGCAAGAAAAA